CTCTGTTGAAACGTCATGGTGGGGAAGGCCGAAACGGCATCCACGCCACGATCACCGGAAGTGCACGGTGGATTTAGTTGTTGAACTAGACTTTGGCTTCCTTACCATTGGTCCGAGGGCTAGGGTGAGGGGTGTCGTTCCGCTTAGGAGCGGCACCGACGGCCACAGCAGGCGCTGTTTTCTCAACGCGGCTGGGTCTTTCCGCCTTCGGCTTGCGCGGGCGCGCAAGCTTGGCCTTCAGGATCTGCTTAGGGAGAACCTTCTTGGCTGCGGCGGCTTGCTTACTCTGAGTAGCGGCAATCGGTGCTACTTTTTCGGCGATTTTGGGCTCCGCGGGCACGGAGTTGTTCCCAGGACTGCTCATGGGCAGACCTTGGTCTTGGGCAACCAAGACGGTCGCGTTGCCGACGACTTTGAGAGGGTCGTCCATGTCGATGAGAGCGGCGGTGGTGGTCATGCCTTCAGGGAGCATGAGCTCACCATCAAGGATTACTGGGGTCTTTACGGCCACTTCTTCCCGGGGCAGACACAAGGGGGGGGTCAACAACGCCGTAAGCCCGCGTGTTTCCTCCAGCCACACCCGAAAGGCTAGCTGGTCGAAGTCCGCGAGCTGGCGTTCGGCCATCTCCTCCATCCATTCCGCATGCTCGTTGGGATACTGCACGTCCAGCGCCCATTGGGCGTTCCAGTTGTTGGACCGGTTGGTGAATTCGTACCCACCAGGGCGCATCAGCATGACCTGAGACACGAACTCCCCCACAATGGGCGTGTTAGCGTCAGTCAGCCACAAGGCGTGAGCCTTGTCCACGAGCTTGTCTTCTTTCGTCACGTTATTGGGCATCGTAACCGTGAGGTGGAACTTGGAAAGCGTGCGTTTCACGTCGCACATGGTTGTTGTGTCGCCGTACCAAACATCGGGCCCGTATTGTCTGGCAAGGAATTTCACCCCCATCTCTCCGCGTTGCTTTACCTCACACGTCAGCACTTGGCCGACGGCTTGGGCCGTACTGCTGTACACCACCTGATCCGCATCCGCTGTAAGCCCGTCATCGCCACCGTACACGCCCAGAGACTCCCAGGCCTCTTCCATAGTGTAGAGGCTGCCGGTGCGTTCGTTCGGGGTTTGGCGCAAAGCGCTGTAGGCCACGAATGCGTTCAGGAGCGTGTTAAACGGTGAAGTCTCCGGGCTCCCGGACAACCGGGCGAACCCGGTTTCGTAGCGCACCCCGAACGTCGACACTCCGCGGAGCTGGCGTTGGCTGCGAAGGAGTTCCAGGATTTCGAGCTGGTACTCCGGGGCAAAGGCGTTGGCCATCACAACATCTTCGAGCGCGCGGGCCACAGGGCCCACGCGTCCGTCCATGCGGCTAAAATCGGTCTCATACACGGCACGCTGTGCGGCGGTACAGATTGACGCCACCCGCTCGGCCAATTGAACCGGAGTCTTACCAAAGGCATACCAGTCGAAGTTCTTGAGGTAGTCCGCGAAGGAGTACATGAACATCGAGTAGTCGCGCTTGTCTACCGGATTGATTTGGCTGATGATGCGGATGTCCCCGGGGGCGCCTGTCGACTCGCCCTTCTGAAACACCTTAGTGGTGCGATTAGGGCGGTCATCGGCAGCTCGGTCGAGGATTCGAAGTTGGCTTGGGCGATTCTGGCGCTCACGTAGATCTTCGTACGTGATAGGGCGTAGTTCGCCGGCACGGGGCACGAGTAATTTGACAAACTCGCGGATGCGACGTTGGATGGTCGGGGTCATGGCGGTTTGATCCGCCACATCCACGATCCGCTTCTGGATCCCGTTGACGTCATTACTGAGGCACTTGTCGGGAGCGAACCCCGCATCGATGATGGGGGCCATGAAGGAGACCATGGAGGGTTTGGCGTCCGAGTCATAAGAGTCGGGGCGGTTCACGTGCTGGTACCGCCGGGCCCTTTCTTCGGCCAGATTGAGAAGTTGAGGCGCGCTCTCAGGCGTGAGGGTCTTGTGGTACTCATAGAGCAACTCATAACCTTCTTCCTGGGCAGCGCCCTTCGCAATTTTGTTCTGGACGTTGTAGAGGGAGAGCCCGGTCTTGGCTTGGGCGGTGCGCTTGGCACTGGCGACTTTCTCATCAACTGTCGTAGGCACGGAGCAACACGTGAAGCCGCTTACGCGGCCAGTGTGCGTCATCATACCGGACTTGTCGTTAGTCGCGAGGCGAAGGAATCCCCGATCGGCGATCTTCAATCGCTCCAAAGGCGCAGCCTGGAGGGCGCGCTTGGCAAACAGAGCGGACAAACCGTAGTGCTTGCTGTTGGGAGCGAGAAGGATCAGCTGGTGGTCGCGGTCAAGTTGACGGCGTTCCACCATGAAGGTGCTGTAGGACCATGTTATGAGCCCGAAGAGCTTGCGCTCGACGGACACACAATCCCCCTGCCAGTTCCAGACCTGATGATGGTACGACCCTCCACCGCTAACGTAGTAGTGGAAGACGTTGTTCTCATCACAGGTGAACGTATAGTCCCCCTTGTCGGTCGCCACGCGACTCGGCTGAAACGTGTACATGAGGACGGGCACAAAGTGCCGACTCAGAAAGTACGGCATGTCCACATGTTCATCCACGTCAACCATGGCGATGAGATCATCAGGTTTGGGCTTTAAGGCCTGGGGGGCCACGCCGAGGTCCTTTGCCCAGAAGTATGAGCGGGACGTCAGACGGCCGGCGCGAACGTCGGCCTTCGAGGCCTGGTAGAACACCGCATCACGCCCGAGGCGCAAGCTGATGTCGTCGATCATTCGGGACGCCGAAGAACGCACCGCCGCAGCCTCACCGTGGGTATGACCACGATGGGGAGGCAGCTTAACGTGTTCCGCGTCAGCAAAGACCTGGCGCACATGTTCTGGCTTCAACAGAACAGGCGCAGCATTTTCGCTCAAGAAGAGGGATACCTGGAGATCCAGGCGAAGCTCCCGCTCCGAGCACTCAACGTAGTCGACAATGAAGTCGTGAATCCACGCTTGAGCCAATAAGAGGAAACCCATGAGTCTCC